AGCGCCCCCTTTTGTTGTCTCATGAGCCTGAAAGAAAAAGCAAAATGTGAGCCAATTGCACGCACTGGTAGGGTGCAAGATTGGCTAGATAATTCTGAAAGCCGTTTGCCCGTGAGCTGCACGGTTTTCAACGTAGAAGATTCAATGGAGGGCGAAGATGGCATTGAAGCGTCTTGGCGGTTTGTTAGCCACGGCTTGCGCAATGGTGCGGGCGTCGCTATTCATTTGTCTTCTCTCCGTGAAAGGAATGCTGAAAATGGCAAGGGCTTGGTGGCAAGCGGACCAGTAAGTTTTGGAAAAATTTATTCCACGCTTAATGAAATTTTGCGACGTGGTGGCATTTATAAAAATGGTGCCGTAGTTTTGCATCTTGATTATGATCATCCTGATGCCCTGGAATTTATTAATGCTTCGCGCAGTGAACTGCCTTGGGTGAAGCGTTGCATCAATGTGGACGAGAAGTTTATTGAAAATAGTTCTCAAGAATTTATTGATGCATTGCTGAAGGGAATTGGCAATGGTGATATTTGGCTAAACAAAATTCGTTTCAATGCAAAAGGCGAACGCATTCGGGCCAATGTGTGCCTGGAAGTTTACCTTCCGCATCGTGGCACTTGTTTGCTACAGCACGTAAATCTTGGTGCCTGTAATTTTGACAATTTGCAGGGTGCTTTTATTGAAGGCATGCAACAGCTTGTTGATCTCCATCCCAATACTGGCGTTGGCGACACTGGTGAATATCTTTCTCCCACCATTGATAAACAAATTGGCCTTGGCGTGCTGGGCTTAGCTAATTTCCTTGCCATTCATGGTATTAGCTATGAAGATTTTGGCTATGCATTGAATGCATACCTTGCCGAAGATCCTCGCGCATGGTTTGAACAATGGAAAGAGACTATTGCTGGTGAGGCCGTGTGGCAATTGGATCAGGGCATTCAAAAGGCTGCAGAAATTGCTCGTGAACATGGCATGGAACGTGCTTTCTGCATTGCCCCCACTGCATCATGCTCCTATCGCTATCTTGACTCTCGTGGCTTTACAACGGCTCCTGAAATCGCCCCTCCCATTGGTCGCATTGTTGATCGTGACAGCGGCACGTTCGGCGTGGAGACGTTTGATTATGGCAATGTAGAAATTGCTGCTGAAGTGGGTTGGGCTAACTACAAGCGCGTTGCTGATGGCATTGTTTCGTTGTATCAACGCACTGGTCTTTTCCATGGTTATTCGTTTAATTCATGGAGTGATATGGTCATTTACGACGAAGGGTTCCTTCGCGATTGGTTAGAATCATCTCAGACGAGCCTCTATTACAGCCTGCAAGTCCTGCCTGATACTCAGCGCAAGGATGATGCATACGCTGCATTGGACGACGATTTTAAGAGCATGTTTGGCTTAGACGAAGAGTCTGAAGCTGATGGATCTTCTGCGTCTTGCAATTTAGAGGCTGGCTTTTGCGCTAGCTGCGCTGAATGAAAAAGAAGGGGGCCTAAAGCCCCCTTTGCTTTCCTCACACACCTGCACGATACTATGACCATGAACGCTGTCAAGAGCCCCTATTTGTCCATGATTGCTAAAAAGCGTCCTTGGCAGGCAGTGCCTGTTAGCAAGGGCAAGCTTAAGGAAGGTGGCGAGGATACTATTTACAACTTGTTGGCTCTGCGCCATCTGGAGCTGCCTGTGAAGGATTTTCTGCAGCAGGGACTAGAGCGTGATCTTCCTGTCACTCCTGGTGTGGTTGAAGCACTGCGTCATAACCAAGACGATGAGCAGCGGCATGATGAAGCCTTGAATTATGTGACGGCTGCCCATGGCACCAATGAGAAGGCTGAGAAGGAAGTGCTCAACATTCTTAAGGCATGGCAAGAGCATCCCGCCCATCCCATTTTGAAAGCTGCCATTTTGGAGAGGAGTATTTTCTTTGTTGCATTGCCCTTTTTCCGTTTCAATGGAGACATTGGTATTCGCACTGTGGCTGCTGATATTAGTCGTGATGAGATTACGCACGTTGGGGTGCATAGTCTTGTAGCACGGGAGCTTGGTGAAACTGCTGGTCAGAGTCTGAATAAACTACGTCGGGCTACTGCATTGTGGGCTTTTGATGCGTTGCAGGCAAGTAATGACAAGTGGTTGAACAAGGATTTCTGGTTGCGTCAGAGTGATAGCTTGTTTGAGAAAGGCAAAGCCGAAGAGCTGAATGATACTGCTCGCAGCCGGATGCCTTCTTTCTTTGAAGCAGCAAATAATGATCTTCCCCAGTACGGGCGGGCATGATATAGTTAGTGAGTTCCCGCTCTGCTTCGGCATCGGGCCACCCCCACGCTGCTCTGTCGGCGTGGTGCAGCCAGTTCTGAGGTCCACCGTTGGTTGTGGAGTGCCTTTCCTGGCTTGCGTAAAATCCTGCGTTTGCAGGTCGGGAGGACGCTCCCGCCAGATTGATCCACTGGTGAGCCCTCGACCCATTTGGCAAGCTTGACGGATCCTCGCCCCTAAGCCTCTCAACGATGCTCAAACCAGGGGCTGCTGGGAGGCTAAGACAGCGCTAGGCAAATAGCCTAGAAGAGCTAGGTGCAATTCCTGGCCCTCTCGTTCTGATAAACTGAACGCTCCTCTTCCATTGAACCATGGCTCGGTTTCGCATTGTTCAAAAGCCTTCAGTAATGGATCCACGCAGTCCAATGTATGAAGTGCAAGAGAAAGAGCTTTGGTGGTGGAATTTTCGCAATGTGTTTAACGATTTGAATGAAGCTGAAGAGTGGACGATTAAATTAATTGAAAGTCTTGAGCGGCCATTCGTAAAAACCTGTGTGATTGGTGAGTATAAATAATGAGTGCTTTTATCACTTCAGACCTGCACATTGATCACGCAAAAATCCTTTCGTTTGATGCGCCTGATGGTTCACCAATGCGTCCTTATTCTTGCTTAGAAGAAATGCAGCAGGATTTAGAAGAGCGATGGAACGCAAGAATCAACAAAAAGGACACTTGTTACGTTTTAGGAGACGTAGCGTTTTCCAAAACTGGCTTGCGCCTCATGGACAGGTTCAATGGGAGAAAAATTCTTATTGCAGGAAATCATGACAGGCTTCCTGCAAAGCTCTATCTTCAGTATTTTGACGACATTCGTGGAGCATATTTTCATCAAGGTGATAGCACGTTTCTTGGTGGCCTGATCTTCACGCACATCCCTGTCCACCCCAAGGGGCTAACTGGTCATTACCGTGGCAATGTTCATGGACACCTCCATTGTCATTTGGTTTACACAGACAATGGCGAAGAGGATAAGCGTTATTTCAACGCATGTTTAGAGCGTAATGATTTTGCTCCTGTACCATTTGATACAGTGAAAGATTATTTCAGGCAGTGAAAAAGGCATTCAGGATTTGGGCGTTAGCGCTAGGAGAGAAAGCAGGCAGGCATGATCGAGAAGCTGATAAAGTGGCGATCATCCGCACTCTTATTTTTGCGTCTTATTTAATTACAAACATTGCCATTATTGCTAACGCCGTTCGCCATTGGAATGACAATGAATGTAGCCTACAGGCTACAAAAAAGGAGGGCATCGCCCTCTCGCCCTGGTCAAGTGAGACCAAATAATACAGCCAACAGTAAAACTCCGCCACTGCCCTTGTCTGCCTTTTTGCTTTTGCTTTGCTTGCGTGCATGACGAGAGCATTGCCGCAGATCAGCCATTTTGCTCCCGCGTTTACGAGGTTGTAACGGGCGAAATTTTCTTGTCATTGAGAGGAAATAACAAAAAGGGGGCTTGCGCCCCCGTAACTATACCAGAACTAGTGCTCAGAACCAATGAGGCTTGGGCACGTAAGCAACGCCACGATAGACGAGCGAAGCCATTTGAGCTTCACGCAGACGAGCAGCTTTCTCAAGCTGCTGCTTGATCAGGGCAAGAGGGTTCATGATGGTTCCCGATGATGCTACCCCCGTTCCGTGGTAGCGATTCATGCGCCCCATTGCTGGGGTGAACGTCTCTTTAGCTTAGCATGATGCCCCTGACCAGATTCGAACTGGTACTTCTCTGGGCTTAAACCAGATGCCTGCTGCCAATTGGGCTACAGGGGCGTGAGGAGCGAAGGCGCTGAGGACGGGGCTTCAATCCGCCTTTGTACAGCATTTAACCATGAGTCGGCTCATGGCCTTGGCTCCGTCTAGTTGTGAACAGCATCCCCCGACACTGTTCGATTAACGCTGGCCAGCGTGCTTCGCGAAAGCTTTGAAATCATAACACGATGCAGGCTAGGTGTCATATTCTCTTAAGCTTTCATCGCCATGATGGTCTGGCATGTAGTCATCGTCAGTAGCATCTGCCTCCCATGCGCGTTCAAGCTGCTCTTCTGCTTTTAAGCGTTTGGCGTGGGCTTTGAGCTTGGGAAGCAATGTAGGAATGTATAGATGCTCTGCCGCAAGAAGCTGAAGAGAGGTTTGCTTACTAGTCGGAGCGTTCTCTAGCAATGCCACAAGAAACTTCGTCTCTTGCATAGTTAATTTGCAATAAGTCACTTCATAAACGAACTATTGTTTGAAAATCATACTAGGAGATAAGGCTTTCGATCCAGCCAATATCATCGTCTTTGCTTGCAGCAAGAATGGCACCTGCCATTGCAAATGCCAAGTCATCAATGCCAGTGGCTTTACCACCAGTCACGCTCCATTGTCCACTTGGTTTGTAAATGACAGTCAGGTTTTTGAGCTGCATCAATGCTTTCTCATGACGATAAATATTAATTTGCCCCGCATTGAACAATTCACGCATTTTGCTAAACGCTTTCATCTTTGAACTGACCGTCCAAGTGAGCTCTGTGATTGGCAAGTCACTAGCCAAGCTTTGGATGGTGCCAGCACTGTTGAATTGGTCCATCACAATGGTGTCAAATACATACAGGCGATGCTGCTCCTTAATCCAATCTTCCACTGCATTGATATTCACTTCCATCCTTCCATTGATTTCAAAATCAGCAACGAAAGAATGAAACTTGTCTACAACTAATGTGCCGTTTTCGTAGTGAACAATACAAGCAGTGTAATCGTCACGGCCAACGCCACCACGGGCGGGGTCAAGGGCAAGGACGTAAGCTCCTTGGAATTCAGGGCGTGGTGGCAATGCTGCGCGGCGATCATCAATACAAGCATCAATTACATCGCTATTGACTAGCGCCGAAAGATTAGAAGCAAACTGAGCTCCATATTCCACTTTAAATTTTTCGGGATCACGCTGTCTTTCTGTGTCAAGAAACTCTTGCGAAATATTTGGGTTCATCTCCCACGTTGGGAGATTCACTGCTTGCATGAAAGGAAATCGTCCTGATGATGCCTCTTTGAAATGTTGGTAGAAGATGCCGTCAGTGAGCCATGGAGACGAGAGTTCAAGGATGCGTCCTTTGCCTCCAAACTGAGCAATGGCAGGAGAAAGTGCGTCGTAAATGCCGCGGCCTCCGCTATTTGCATCGCCTTCCGTCGCAAATGCAAGCTCGTCAAACACTGCCCCAGCGCAAGCGAGACCACGAGCTGCGCGTCCCGATGTAGGAATGGCTTTGAATACGCAATTATTGCTTAGTTCAATGATGTCGGCGGTTTCACGGACAATTTCTTGGGCAAAGGGACTTTCAATAATTAGTTGGCGAATGTTATTAAGAGCAATGCGAGCCTGGTCTTGACTGTTTGCCACAGTCACCACATACCATCGTTCCCCTTTTCTAACTTTTCGACGATATTCCTCTTCTAAAACAAAGCACATATAAAGACATGCCACTGCAGCCATTAATGTTTTGCCGCTCCTTCGTCCCAATGCCCATACGGCATGCGACTTGCCTGGCTGGAAGAATTCGTCCAGAATGCGAGCTTGAGAAGGATAGAGTTCTAAACCAAGCGCATGCTTTGCGAATTGACTACAAGTGAGATTCATTTCAAAAGCGCCAGTGGCCGTAGTTTAGTTTTTGGAAAGAAATAGGCCATGCGACCACCCGCTGGATCTTTCTTCCATTGTTCCTCCATCGCATCTTTGCTTTTAATCCAACCATGGACAAGCGTGGTGCGATTTTCAATCGTGACAAGCACCAATATCTTATCTGGGCTTTCATCAAGCTGCACTATTAAATCGTAATAATGCTTAGAGCGAGTTTTAATGTCGATATTTGGTGGGAGATCGGAAGACCCCCGCTTTGCTTCTGTTTCTTGGTAGAGCTTATCTTCCATGCCAAGCAATGCCGCTGCTGCCATTTCCCCTGCTGCTCCCAGCATGTGATAGCGCAAAGCTAATTCTCCTTTCTCTGCACCATTGTTCCGTCCTTTTCTGCATTGCTGCTCATTAAGCGCTTGCCTGCGAAAGGCTTCAGCGCGGGCACGTTGGCGCTGTTCTTCTGTGAAAACAAAAGCAATGGGTTCTGGCATGTACATAATGGCCAGTCTGTCAAGCCAATGTATCCAGCTTTTAGACTAAAAGCAATACAACACGGCCATTAGCGTTGGTTATGGAAGGCGAAGCAATTGATCTGGGCCATGCTACGGCAGGTGGCGTTCGTGCAGACGGCCTTCAAAACGTGCTGATTGGCATGGGTACTGGTCGTGACAAGGGTCAGTACACTAAAACCACAGCCACTGTCTTCCTGGCGCAAGAAGAGCTTGAAAATCTTTATGGCGAATGGTTGCCTCGGCGCATTGTTGACATTTATGCCGATCAAGCAACGCGCAAAGGCTTTAAAGTGCTTTTTGGTGGTGACGGCGTAAGAGCCGAAGAAGTGCAAGGCATTGAACAAACGATTGAAGACCTCTACATTCTTGAACACCTCAACCTCGCAGCCAAAAACTCCCGCCTTTATGGGGGTGCTTGTCTACTTCTCTTTATTGACGATGGGCGTCCCGCTTATATGCCTGTCGATAAACGTAACATCCGTCGCATTGAAGAAATTGAATGTCTTGATCGCTGGCAAATCGCTCCAGTTATCAACGAAGAAAACTTATACGACTATTCAAAGGCCACTTATTATCAGATCATCTCTGGAGATTTAATTAACGAACCCACGCTTACTTACATTCATAAGGATAGGATTTTGCGCTTTGATGGCGACTGGCTTCCTTATCGCATTCGTCAAAGGAATTATGGCTGGGGCATGAGCAGCTTACAAACTGTTTATGACAGCTTCCGTCATTATTGGACTGGTCTTAATTCGGCTGCAACGCTGCTCACTGAATTTGATATTTTTGTTCACAAAGTGAGAGGGTTGGCCGCAATGCTGGCGGCTGGTAAAGAAAGCTCCATTCGTGATCGTTTGCAAGTGAATGATATGAGCAAGAGCATCTATCGCGGCTATGCGATTGATGCTGAGAAAGAAGAGCTTGAATTTATTAGTCGTAACTTTGGCGGCATTGGAGAAATCCTTGAGAAACTGCGCGTTGATATTATTGGCGCTAGCAAGATTCCTCACACTGTACTTTTTGGTGAAAGCCCTAGTGGACTTGGCTCCACTGGTCGCAGTGAAGAACGTGATTTTGCCAAAACTTTAGCCGACTATCAGAGTGTGCATTTCAAGCGTCCAATGAAAAAGCTGATGGAATACATCATGCTGAGCAAGGAAGGTCCAACCAATGGGAAAGTGCCTGATTCGTGGCGCATTGCTTTCAATCCATTGTTTGAGCTTAATGAGCGTGAAATGGCGGATGTAAGGGCTCGCGTGGCGGCTGTGGATGGCCGCTACATCCAACTGGGCGTCCTTACGCCTAAGGAGGTGGCAGATGCCCGTTATGGCGGTTCTGAATGGAGCATGGAGCTCACGCTTGATCCCGAAGTGGAACGCGCCAATGAAATGCCCACCCCAGAAATGGGCGGAGCCACCCCCAAACGGGGTGGCTTGGCAGTGCCTCCTGGTGGCCGCGATCCAATGAATGAAGAGAATGGCACGCTTCCTATGGATGGAAGTCGTGATGTGCAAGATGCGGCAGGTTTATATTTGCCACGTGATCTAGAAAAAGTACGTGGCGATGTTGAGTTCACTGACAAAGAGCTTCATAAACAAGCAGTGGCAGCAGCAAAAGCGAAGTTCAAGACTTGGCCTAGTGCAGTTGCTGGAGCTTATGTCACGCAAAAATACAAAGATTTGTACAAGCGCAAGCATGGTTCAATGGAAGGCGCCTTTAAGGGCAAGAAGCAAACCGCCGAATATTTCAAAGAGGATGCAATTGAGCCTCTAAAAACTAGCGGCCTCATCCTTGCTGATATTGACGAAGCTGCTCTTATTGACGAAGAAGACATTTCTGCTGCATTGAATCAATGGAAAGCAGAAGCGCCTGAGCGCTTTAAGGACATCCTGGAGGCCGAGGATGTACAGCCTGAATAATCTTGCTCAATTCTCTGAAGCAATTGTTCGCTTTGATCAATCGTCGTGGCGTTACGATCCAATTAGCGGAAGGTATCGTGGCGCTAACGGGCGTTTCCTTAGCGCAAAGGCTGTAGAAGCCTTGGTTGATGGTCGCATAGGCAAGCTTGGTCGTGAGCTACGGCGATTTACAACAATGCTTGCCGATGGCAGTATCACCTTGGATCAGTGGCAAAGTAGCGTCAGAGAAGCCCTTAAGCTTGTGCATGTACAAGCAGCGATCATTGGTAATGGTGGACGCGAAACTATGGGAGCAGCAGACTGGGGGCGCATCGGGCAGCGTCTCCGTGTGGAATATGCTTACCTACAGGGTTTTGCTAATGATCTTTTGGGCAATCGCGTTTCTATTGCCCAGTCTCTTGCTCGTATCCAGCTATATGCTCAAAGTGTACGCGGATCTTTTTGGGAAGGAACTAGTATTCGGCAAGAAAAGCAAGGATATAGCTTGATGCGACGCATCCTTGATTCGCAAGCAAAACATTGTCAAGATTGCTTAGATTATGCCGCTCGTGGCATGGTACCGATGGGTAGTGTTCCGCTTCCTGGGCAGCGTTGTGCATGTAGGGCCAATTGTCGCTGCAGCGTCAAGTATTTCCGTCAACAAGCACCAACTGTGCCAGTGTAATTCTTGCTTGTAGTATTGGGCAAGCTTATTTTGTCCAATGGCGAAAATACTGTATTGTGCTGACGCTTTTGTAGAAACGGGCTTCGGAAGAGTGGCCCAATATTTACTGCCTGCCCTTGCTGAAAAGCATGAAGTGGTAGTGCTTTCAGTGAACTATCACGGCGACCCTCATCCCGAAGCGCAAAAATATAAAGTGTATCCAGCCATGCTGCATGGCTCTGATCCATTTGGCTCCCATCGCATTGCCGATATCATTCGTCGTGAAAAGCCGGACTTGGTGTGGGTGACGAACGACATTTGGGTGGCCATTCAACTGTGGGAGCGAGCAAAATCATTAAAAGAAGAATTTGGTTTTAAATGGTTTGTTTATACTCCCATTGATTCTTATGGTTTATTTCCTGAGCTGAAAGCTCAAATGGACGGATGGGACGGCATTGCCACTTATACGCAATTTGCGAATAACGAATTAAAGCTTATGGGCTGGGACAGGCCCATTGATATTATTGGCCATGGCACAGATTTTGAAAAATTTTTCCCGCTTGACAAGCAACAATGCCGAAAAGAGCTAGGCGTGCCGGAAGATGTGTTTGTTGTTTTTAATGGCAACAGAAACCAGCCGCGCAAGCGCATTGATCTTACGTTGAAAGCTTTTATCAAATTTGCCAAGAACAAAGACGATGCTCGTCTGTGGCTCAATATGGGCAAGAAAGATTTGGGATGGGACATAATTCCCTTGTTTAAACGTCTTGCCCGCGACGAAGGTTATGACCCAACTGGCAAGATCATTCTTACTAGCCCACATTTCTCGGTGGACAACTGTCTCTCCATTGAGCAATTAAATAAGGTGTACAACGCAGTGGACGTTGGCATTAACACTTGCATTGGTGAGGGTTGGGGGCTTGTCAATACAGAGCATGGTTCAGTTGGTGTGGCGCAAGTGGTGCCAGACCATACAAGCTTGGCTGAAATCTTTGATGAGCTACCTCGCATT